GAATTAATTAGACTCGAACTTACAGGTGGTGCAGATGAATTTATAGATGGTCCTGTATGTCTACAAAGATTATCAAAATCTAAGTTAGATGATTACAGAGACAGATTTATTTATAACTACATGGTGTTTGCTAAAAAGAAATACCCTGACAATTGGGAAGAAAAACTTTTAGAAGGTGCTAGAAATTATATTGTTTACGATAATATTTGGGGTGATGAAAAAGTAAAACAAAAAATTAAAGCTTATAAGAAAGATACTGCAGGACATACTTGTTCAGAAGAACCTATCAATAGTATGTGTGTTAAATCAGAATGTCTTAAAAGAAAGTTTGGTGTAGCCTCTGATAAAGTTAAAAAATTTCCAACACTATCTGCATTAATTAAAATAGACTACTCACCCGATCCAGAATTTAGATTTACTGTTCATTACAATGACAAAGTAGAAGGAGAAACTACGCAACAAATAATTGCGAGAGATATTAATTACATCATGGACCAAGAAAAACTAAGACGTTTAATTGGAGCGCATACACCTATTCCACCACCACGAATCAAGGGTGATGATATGCAAACGGTATTAGATACTTTATGGCAAGGAATGAAAACAGAAAAAGCTCCACCAGGTACCTCACCAAAAGAAGTATTGCATAAACATTTAGAAGACTACATTCACGGAGTTCCAGCAGTAAGTGATGCTGCATTTAGAAGTGGTAGTACATTGATTGATACTGATGGCTTTGCTTATTTTGTATTTGATCCGTTTTATAATTTTTTAAAAAATAAAGAATGGAAAGCTAAGATAGATAGAACAGGACAAATGTTAATGGATTTTTTTGATGCTGAACTTAGACATCCTAAACGATATCCTAAAAAAGCAACAGAAAAAAAATCCAATAACCCTGTAAGATGTATAAAAGTTTCTATGAAATATTTTGACAAAGAAGAAAATGAAATAGAAATTTTACCAATGAAGAGTAAAAAAGATATTCTTTAATGACAAAGGTTACAAAGATATATGGCCCTCCAGGTACAGGGAAGACAGAAAAATTAATTAGAAGAGCTATGGCCTACATAAGAGTAGGTACTCCTGTAAATAAAATAGGTTACTTTGCATTTACTCGTAAAGCTGCGCACGAAGCAAGAGATAGAATGCTTAAAAAAAATCCTGAGTATAAAAAGAAACAACTTAGATACTTTCAAACATTACACTCTTTAGCTTTTCATAGTCTAGGACTTAAAGAAGAAAATGTTATGCAAGACTACCATTATAATGATCTTGGAAAAGAATTAAGTATAAGAGTCAATGCTAAAAAAGATGCAGATGCCTCACCTTACTTAACATGTGATAATGAATACTTTCAAATTATTTTAAAAGCAAAAGAAAAAGATATTTTAGTATGGGATGAGTATTGTACAGGAGAACATTCAACAAATGTAAAACCTGATTTGTTAAAACACATTGAAGCAAATTACAATCGCTACAAACATCCAGACATAAATAATTTAGTAGATTTTACAGATATGATTCATGACATTGTACAACAACCAGATAAAATTCCAAACTTTGATGTAGTGTTTATTGATGAAGCTCAGGATCTATCTCCAATACAATGGAAACTATATGACATATTAAAGTCTAAATCAAAAAATATTTATTTAGCGGGTGATGATGACCAAGCAATTTATGGCTGGGCTGGTGCAGATGTAGATCGATTTATTCAAGAACCTGCTACAGAAAAAGTATTATCAAAATCACGAAGGATTCCAAAAGCAGTGCAAGATGTATCTGAAATTATTACTGCACGAATCGCAGGACTTAGAGCAACTAAAAATTATTTACCAAGAGATGAAGAAGGATTATGCAGCAAAATCAATAGCTTAGAAAATGTAGATCTTCACCACGATAATTGGTTGATATTAACTAGAACTTTATCTCGGGCCAAAGAAATATGTGATCTTTTAAAAGTAAAAGGTTTGTACTATGAGAACAGACATCAAAAAAGTTATAACACTAAACTTTACAAGGCAATTATTAATCATAGTAAATGGTTAAATGGTGAAGAGGTATCAGATACCGCATTAGAGGATATAAAAGAATACTTAGGCAATAGAGAACTTAAAAAAGATTTAAAATGGTTTGAATGTTTTGACAATGCACCAGCTGATGAAAAAATTTATATAAGATTAATGTTGTCAAATAAAGAAAGATTAAGTGATGAAGCACGAATTAAAGTATCTACCATTCACGCTGCAAAGGGAGGGGAATGTAAGAATGTAATTTTAGTGTTAGACAATGCTAAAAAGATAAGAGAAGCGGTTACTAAAAGTATAATAAAGCGTGACGAAGAGCACAGAGTATGGTATGTAGGTTGCACGAGAGCAAAAAGAAATTTATATTTAATGAGAGCAAAAATAGAACGAAAGGGATACCCACTATGACAGCAGAAGATATATTTAAAGAATCATTTCCACAGTACACTCAGGTAGGTGGAAATCACTATACAAAATTTCCAATACAACCTTATGAGTTTATTTCAAAGAATGATTTATCATTTTTTCAGGGCAACGTTATTAAGTACGTTTGTCGTTATCAGAGAAAAGGGGGAGTGGAAGATCTTAAAAAGATTGTACACTACTGTCAGTTAGAGATGTTAAAAATCAATGATATGAAAAAGAAAAAGTAATGCCAAAAAAATCTACTGTACGTAGAACAATTAAGTTTGCTAAAAATAAATTTAATTTAGAAATTTATCTTGGATTAGAAAAAAATATTGCATGGGAAATATTTCCACATGACTACAACGCAGCTTTATATGCATTTAGTAACAAAGATAGAATGACTAAAATAATAGAAGACAAATATGTATACGAGGTAAAAAAATGAAGGTACCTTTATTTGAAGCACAAACAGAATGGAATGAACCAGAAGAATATCCGGATCTAAGAAAATACGATGAGATTGCAATTGACTTAGAGACAAGAGATCCTGATTTAAAATCTAAAGGTAGCGGTGCTATTATTGGTAATGGTGAAGTAGTAGGTATTGCTGTTGCTGTACCAGGAAGAAAATTTTATTTTCCAATTGCTCACGGATCAGGGCCAAACATGGATCGTAAAAGAACCTTAGAGTGGTTCAAAGATGTTTGTGAATCTGATGCCATAAAAATATTTCACAACGCTATGTATGATGTCTGTTGGATTAGGTCTATGGGTCTTAAAATAAATGGACAGATAGTAGACACCATGATTGCAGCATCGTTGATTGATGAAAATAGATTTAGATTTGATTTAAATAGTTTGTCTTGGGATTATTTAGGTCATGGTAAAAATGAATCTGCATTAAATGAGGAAGCAAAGTCTAGAGGATTAGATCCTAAAGCAGATATGTGGCAACTACCAGCAATGTATGTTGGATCTTACGCAGAAAAAGATGCAGAGCTCACATTAGAACTTTGGCAAATATTTAAAAAAGAATTACTACACCAAGATGTTGAATCTATTTTTGAACTCGAGACAGATCTATTTCCTTGTCTGGTAGACATGAGATTTCTTGGGGTGAGAGTGGACGTTGAAAGAGCTCATAAATTGAAGCAACAATTAACAGGACAAGAAGAAAAATTACTCCACCAAATAAAAAAAGAAACAGGAGTAGATGTTCAACTAATGGCTGCAAGAAGTGTTGCCAAAGTTTTTGATAAACTTGGTTTACCTTATGAAAGAACTGCAAAATCACAAGCACCTTCTTTTACTAAAAATTTTATTTCTAATCATGAACATCCTGTAGTTAGAATGATTGCTAAGGCTAGGGAAACTAATAAGGCTCATACTACTTTTATAGATACCATAATTAAACATGAACATAAAGGTCGTATCCATGCTGACATAAACCAGATTAGATCCGATCAAGGTGGAACTGTTACAGGTAGGTTTAGTTATTCTAACCCTAACCTACAGCAGCTTCCAGCTAGAAATAAGGATCTTGGACCTATGATTAGGTCTATTTTTATACCCGAGAAGGGCCATAGATGGGGTAGTTTTGACTATTCTCAGCAAGAACCTAGGTTGGTAGTGCATTATGCAGCTTTACACAAATTTCCGTCTGTAAATGACGTTATAGATAATTATGAAAATGACACCTCAACGGACTTTCACCAGGTCGTAGCAGATATGGCAAAGATTCCAAGATCACAGGCCAAGGTAATTAATCTTGGATTATTCTACGGTATGGGTAAAGCAAAACTTCAGGCCGAATTAGGTGTATCAAAAGACAAGGCAGTAGAATTGTTCGATCAATACCACGCTAAAGTTCCCTTCGTTAAGCAGTTAATGAATAGTGCTTCCAATCGTGCCCAAGAGCGTGGTCAAATTCGAACTCTCTT